TATCGCGCCATGGAAGATCGGCGTGAGCGTCGTCGCGCCGTGCTCATGCATCCTGTGCCGGTGGGGGGCTGACACCGGCGGTGTCCGGCGCGCAGGTTATGTCCGTGATGACCGACGACCTTCTCCGTTTCCGCGACGAATTCCCGATTCTCGCGACGTCCACGTATCTCGTCTCCAACTCACTGGGCGCGATGCCGCGCACGGTGCCGTAGAAGGCATAAGCAATGGCTCGGTCCTGCTGGCTTTCCAGCTTCACGGACAGGGTTTGCGGCTTCATGTCTGGGGTGTTGAGGTAGGCAGTGGCCAGACTTACCACCTAGTCCTGCTCGGCCTTGCTGCGTGACTCCCATGGCCCTTTGGAAAAGTCACCAAAGGACAATGCAACGGTGCGGGAGACTTCCCATGCCACGCGGGCGATGGGTAATGCGGCTTCATGGGCTGCTTTGTCTTCTGTGCTCATGCAGCACCAATTTCTGCAAGCTTTTGCTTGAGTGCATAACCCATCAGGGGCCATACTTTCTGCACAGCATTGGCTCGGGCGATCTTGCGGCCAATCTCGGTGTTGAAGTTCTTAGGGCTTGCGCATGCGCTCTCGCCGGTCACAGTGAAGCCGTTTTGCAATACAAGAACACAGAATGTGAGATATTGAAGTGATTGGTACTTCTCTCGGAATTCATCCATAGCCGGTACGCCGCTGGCAGAGTCTGCAGCTTGTGCCGCAGTGAAGTACACCTCACCGGCGATATTCGCCTCGATGTCAGCAGGCGTGACACGCGGCGCGGTCAGGCCCTTGGCCTGGATTTCCTGTTCGATGGATGCGTCACTGACTTGCCCAGAATTCAGCAAATAGCCAAATGGCGGAGTCCGATTTCTTCGTAGGTCTTTTGGAATAATGCCGCTGGGATTCTCGGAGGCAACCAAATTGCATTGGTGCCACGGAATGCGTTTTTCAAACCAATAGATAAGCCGCTTCTTAGCCATATCAATGAACTCTGCGGTGGCCACGGAAGACCCAAAAGAGCCTTTATTGATGACTTTTTGCGTGAGTTTGCATCCGCATGGCATTTGATTCTTACCAGTGATGCTAGAAACATCATCAGGCTCTTGAACTATTGGGCCAAAATCAATTGGCACTCCTGCTATGTTTGTGCTCATGCTCGTCCTTGGTAGTGGTGGTGTGCGCCGGGTCTATGCCTAGCGTCGGGACCAATGCTGCCAAGGACGTGCTTCTCACTCAAACCCTACTGGGGGTCGTTTATGCCCCGATTCCAGCCTCCACACCGTCCTGGCGCGCCGTCTCGATGCCATCCATCAGCCCAACCCCTGGGTTGGCCGGCGTCATAGGGTTGGTGTTGGTCGGCATAGCCGGATCTGGCGCCACCGGCATTCCAGCGGGCGCGGACGGCACGATGGGAGCTGCATCGAGGTCCACATAACCGGCGCTGCGCAGTAGCTGGTCTGCCAGTCCGCTGGTGGCCGGAGTCGTGGCAATCACCTGGGCGGTCTGAATGGCGCTGTACTGTGCCTCCACGCTGCGGGCCGTGGTGTCTGCATCCGTCTTGCGCGCCTGGGCCTCCAGCAACTTGGCCTTCGCTTCCAGTGTCGGGTCGGTTGGCGCGGCTTGCGATGCCATGGTTTCCATGATTTCGTGCTTGTCGGCCAGATTGGAGTAGCGCACCACCGTGGTATCGGGGATCTTGACGCCCTCTTTGCGCATGGCCAAAGCCTGCTCAAACTGGGAGTTCTCAAACGTGACTTGCATGGGCTGCTCAGTCACCACCACGTCATACTCACCAATGGTGATGTCGTTCAGGTAGCCACCCATACCGTCCGGCTTGTTGATTTCGATCACTTCTTCGACTTCTTTGCCGGTCAATGGGTCGATTTCAGTGATGCGGTACACACGGTAGCTGTCGTAATAGCGCTGCAGCAGCTTCAAAAAGAAGCGTGACAGCAGGTTGCGCGTCATGGCCAGATTTTCCAGTGGCACGGCAAGCTGTTGCTGGCTGGCGAACTGGTCTGCCTGCTTTGCCACGCCAGATACGGCACTGCCCTGCAGCCCTCGCATGGAATCGGGCACCGTCACATCTTTGAGGGCTTGGGTCGCGCGGTCAATGATGCGGTCAATTCCAGGTGGCACGCTGTTGGGCAGGATCTTCTTCGGCTCGGTTGCGCCCTTTCTGTACTCCACCACAAGACCAGTCTTTGACCCGACTTCTGCCAGGTCATCCGTTTTCATATTGGTGAGCGAGTTTTCTTCCACCGTCCATCCACTGTTGGCCGTGGTGTTGGTGATGTGGATGAACTGGCTGACTGCCTTGTTCAGCGCCTCCTGGGGGCCAATGCCGTTGTCCACCATGCCGCGCGTCTTGCCCCGGCGGAAATAGCCGAAGTACGGGATGATGGTGAAGCAGTCATAGGGGGACCAGTCGCTGAAAAGCGTCTTGCTGTATGTCGAAACCACCCACTTGATACGCTTCATCATGCGCTTGGCAGGCTTGGCTCCGCTGTCCATAGCGGTCTGAATCTGCTCTTTCGTCATGTCATCCCGCGACTTCACATCGCCAGTGTCCGGGAACACCAGGCAGTTTGTCATGGTGTGAATTGAACGCTGGCGGTCGATCACGCGGTAGCGCTTCATCCCATCCTTTTCATTGGTGTAGGCGTCATACCGGCCTATGCCCTTGCCAGCGCCAAACCGATTGCGCTCGGTTTCTTCGTCCATATCCCCGAAGTCGGTATCGTCGTCTCCGCTCGACTCAGCGGCAATGCGGGCGTCTTTGCCCCAGTAATTCTCGATTTCGTCCAGCGTCAGCCAGCGGGACACTACCACGTCACCCCAGCCTGCCGGATCGTAGGTCTTGGCGTCTGGGTCAGGAATCACATCGCGCGGGTCCAGCGTGGAAACTACGATGTCGCCCTTCATGTTCTTGTTGAAGTCCATCCGCACGTCGAAGTAACCGCGCTGCTCGATCAGCCCGTCACTGAAAACCTGCGTTTCCTTCCACTTGAGGTTGGTAGAGTCCTGAATGTGCTTGGCCAGCTTGTTCAGGATGGTCGCCTTCTGCATGTCCGCCTTGCCGCCCCTGGGCCTGAAAGCAATGTCCATGCGGTTCTGGATCTGATAGCCCAATGCGCTATTGACGCTGGGCATAATCTCGTTGAACTCGTAGTAAGGGCGCCCTTGCGCATCCAGCAGGGCCTTGTCTTCGGCGCGCCACTGCTCGCCAGCACCCAAATACATGCCCTCGCAGCGCGCAGCCTGTTGCTGGTATTCCAGGTGGCCTCGGTCCTTGCCATAGAGGTAGCGCGCCCAGTTGTCGCGGGCTTCGTAGTCATTTCCAATGTTGGTAGTTGCCATGTTTTATGCGGCTTGCGCCGAACCTCGTTGTTGGCGGCCGGCGACTGCCAGGCGGTCCCTCCAGCTCGTTTTCTTGGCTTCGCGGATGGGTTTGGGGATGTCGTCTGCAAAGCACATGGCCACAGCATCGCCCTTGTCGGGTGATCGTCCAAGCGCCTCGCGTATCTCGTCTTTGGAACGCATCAGAATGGCCGATTTCTGGCCCATGGTCACAATCTTGTAGCGCACGGCGCACAAGTCACCCAGAAGCTCGGCATCCGGAGGCAGGTAAATCGGCTCTGGCGCATCGGGGTCCAGCGCTTCACGTAGGCGCCAGTACATTTCTGCGCGCTTGTTGCGAAAACGCAAATTTCCCATCTTGTCGAACTGTTCACTGCCCTCACTGCCAATGACGGCATGCACCAGCAGATTCAGACCCACCAGGAAGTCCAGGGCGCTCGAACCAATGCCAATGCCATCCACCGCAATCGGGGCTCCATTGCGCACCAGCGGCACTACCACGCCGGCCGTGCTCGGGCCGTCCTTGGTCACGTTTCCAGGCACTGAAACCATCTTGTCGAACCACTGGCCATGCCGGCGGGCAATGCCGGTTTTGTCCATTCCGCCGCGGCACGGGTCGAGGCCTAGCACGGTCATGGGACCCTTCTCAATGCGCTCTGTCCATCGCGCCTGTGCGGCCTTCACCCATTCAGTCGGGATCAGTTGCCACGCAGGATCTGCAGCACCAGCGTTGAAGTCTCCACGCAGCATCTGGCTGCGCAGGGGCTCGGGCAGGCTCTGCAGTGTAGATTTGTACCCAGTGCTCGATAGGAAAAGGTTGTCGTCCACGCTGGAGGGAATGAAGGTGCGGCTCTTGGGCACCATCAGCTCCTTGCCAACCATCACGGGCTCGGGGCCGGGCACCTCCATATCCTCGCCCTTCTCGTCGCTCACGTACCAGCGCAGCTCGCCGGGCTTGGCTGGTCGAGGGTGTTGTGGGTCAAGCCACGCAGCCCAATAGCGCTTCACCCACTCGCCTTCTGCATTGGTGGGCGGGTTGCCGGCGCACACCACGCGCTGCCGAATGTTGGGGTTGTCCGTCCGCATCCAGCCAATCAGCGTGCGGAACTGCATTTCCGTGAAGTGGCAGATTTCGTCAAACGCCTTGAGGTCGTGGGGGCGGCCTTGGTACTTGAGCCAGTCGTCGGGCTCCTTCACGCTGCCCAACTCCATGCACTTGCCGCCTGGAAGGTTCCACACGCCGTCCTGGGAGTTGTAGCCCTTGCGGGTGCCCAGAATGGCGGCCATCCGCTTCTCAATGCCGATAAGCTGCACAGCCTCGCGCCGGAAGATGATGCTCTGCTCTTGGTCGGTCAGGCACAAGCCCAGCATCAGGTCGGTTTTTCCACCGCCCGCTGACCCGCCGTAAAACAGAATGTCGGCCTGGGATGCGTAAGCCATGACCTGGGGCCCTTGTTGTGGCACCCAGATAGGTCCATCGGCCAGTAGTTCATCAATGGCGGCCTTTTCCTCGGCTGACATCTTGGACAGCCTCGCCATGATTTCGGCGGTGCTGGTCACACTCCTGCTCCCTTGGCCAGCAATGCAGCCAGGCGCACGGCCCGCTCGGCGTCGGTCATGGTCCGGCCATCACGGGGGCCGCCCTTGTCGTCGCCCTTGTCATCGTCCAGCCCAAAAGCCTCGCGCTCACCTTTTCGGACCCGCTCGTCCACTTCGGTCAGCTTCTTGAGGTCGTCCACCAGGGAGCCACGCGCCATGGCCTTGCGCATCATGTCGTTGGCCCGGTCAATCCCGTTCTCGTCGGGCTTGCGCAGCATTTCAATAACGTCCTCCAGCTCGGGCAGGTTTGCGGCTGCCTGCTCAATCTGGTCGAGTAGCTTGCTCTTGATGCTGGTGATCCGCTTGAGCCCGGCGCGATGGCCCAGAATCACGTCTTTATTGACTTCTGCGGCGACAAGTACGGTATTGGCAACCTCTTGTCCACCCTTGGCAACCTCTTTGGCAACCAAGTCCTGAACCAGCTTGGCATTGGTCGCCTGCTTGATGGCCACAGATAGGTCTTGGCTCCACCCCTTGACCTTCGCCTGCTTGGCAATGGCCTGATGGCTGGGGCCGTGTTTGGTTGCCAACTCACGCAGGGTGAAGTTGCCAGTACGGTAATCGCGCTCAACCGCTTGCCAGTCTGTTTTGGCTTTCACCGGCGCAGCGGAATCCCCTTGCTGTGCATGCTTGCTGCTTTTTTTGGGGGTGGGTGCCTTCATGCGCCCGAACTGTGCCCATCAGGACACAGCGGGGCAAACCCTACGGGGGGAAGTCAGGAGGGTAAATTACCCACTCCTGAACGCAATAAGGTGCCCCGCGAACTGTTTTGCGATGGCCAGACTCTCGCGCGGTGTCAGATCCAACACCACATCCCCCACTTCCAGCTTCATGCGGCCACGGGCCATCGACGTGGTGGAAACTGGGCGGTCTTCGGTGGTGTCGATAGGTTCAAACAGGCCATTGAACAGTGCCCGGATGCGTCCGTCCTCCTTGAGGCGCTTCACTTGCTCGTCCACCGTGGTCATCTTCAAGTGCGTCAGCTCCACAATGCGCGCCCGGCTGGCACCCTGGTTGTGCTCGCACAGGTCCGCAATGACCTGGAACACAATTTCCTTGTTTTTGCGTTCGGCTTTTGCTGCGGTGTCGTTCATGGGCTTTTCCTTTGTGTTCATGCTGCGATGGCGTCGGGGGTTACGGAATGGTTCAGGATTTGTACGGAAAGGCCATTTGCCTCTACCCATGATTCGGCAAAGGTTGCCGCGTCCAGCTCCGGGCGTTCTTCGGCTGCCAGCTCTACAGCCCGGCTCAGTGCCAAGGCTGCATCGCTGTCCCAGCGGTAGCCCTGTTGGCACATGCCAATGATGGAGCGCATGGCGCCATGGAGTTGCCGAACCCATGCCGGGGTGTGCCCGAACTGGCGGGCGCCGGCCTCGCACGGGGTTCCAATCACCACGGCCAGACATGCCAGCAGCTCGGTGGCGTCTGCGCCGTCCTGGGCGTCCAGCAACTTGATGCGCAGCGTCAGCACTTGGCTGTTGAATTCCCGTGATGCGCGGCGGCGCACATAGGAATCCACCTTCTGGGCCTGCTTCTTGATGGCCAGCTTGCGCTGGTAATTGGTCGGCTTGTTCATCCCATCAGCCCCACGAATGGGTTGCTGTAGTCCTTCCATGTGCGAAATGCAATAGCGTCGGCAGCGGTCCCTTGGCTTACCCCGTACTTTTTTCCGGCCTGCCGTGTTGTCATCCCGTTACTGGCTTCCTCTCGCATTTCACGCACCAGCCCAATGGTCAGAGTCGCAGTCTTGCGGCGCTTGGCGGACAGGGCTGCGCACCGGGCGGGACTTCTGGCCCAATTTGTTGTTTTTGCCGTGCGTTTTTGCAGCGCACTTCGGGTCAGGGGCTGCAAGTGAGCGATGCACAGCGGGCA